CCAGAATGTGCAGCCAACTTTCGGCTACGGGTATGGACCCACCCGTGTCTCCTTCAACGGGCCAGCACTAAGGTCCGGTGCTGCCGGGCCGCGGCCGCCAGGGTCGCGAACGAATGCGCACTTGCCTGCCCCAAGAGAGGTCTGCGTCACCACCAGTTTAACCGCTTCCCCATAGTTGGCGGTCCCCACCTAAAAGAATGCGCCCCAAGCCTGGGCGGCGCAATCCCTGGGCAAGCACCGAGAGTGTTAAGGCTTTCGGTACTTGCCAAGGTCCGAGGGAGAGTGGTATTGTAAATTCCTTAAGGATCAGTCAGACGTCAAGAGGGGCAACCGCGCCCAGCACCCACACCATACTAGCGCACTGGCGAGCAGGGAGAACTAGCAAAGCCTCCAGGTCTCGTGAACACCAACCTCGTCCATCCAACGTTCGAACGAGTGCGGATCAAAGTGTCGCCAAGGCCGGTCCATCCCCTCAAAACTGAAACCGGCTTCGATAGCCAACTGCTCATCGACAGACACTCCGAAAGCCCTCTCGAAGGACAAACGTGTTGCGAGAGTGACCGTGGAGACTTTGTCCAAGGTTGCCAGGCTAGCACCCATAGCAAAATAATCCCGATAAAAGTCCTCTTTGATCTTTTTGCCAGTAGCCAACGTGTTTATTGCTCTTACGGCCCATTCCTGAAGAATGGGCACCCCACGAGCCAGAGAAAGCTCGCAACGGGCAACCCCGTTCATCCAGATACGCGCAAACTTGGGTTCTCGCAGGTGAATGTGCGATACAAAGGCCCCCGAAAGGACCCTGTGCCACTCACGCACCATTGACCACCCTCGTCCGACCTGGACTGGAGCGGACCCGCCGAAACGGATCTCCTCAATGATCTTAGTTGGTCTCTCCAGCTTGACCTCATGCCCGGAGGAACGTTCAACCAACACAGGGAAGTCACGGATGACGAGTGCAAGATCGGGCTCAGACACAAAAAGAAGAGCATTATCACCATCGACCAACAAGTCGAAATGCACACCACACCCACGAAGGGCGGAGATGCATTCGACAAGGAAGATAAGTGAATTGCCCATCCCAGTGTTAAAGTCACCACTAGCACGACAACCATCACGAGAAAACTTGGCGTTGGAAACGGAACCTACCAACCGACGCTGAGCATTGAGTAACCAGCGCAATCTCCTGTCACCAGGAAATGCACGCCTGTAAACACAATGTTCCTCGACAAGTTGGGCGGGGCCAACATGAGCCTCAAAAGCGGCGCCATCGATCTCGAAACAAACACAATTGGCTATGGCCCTGAACTTTCGAACAATCAGGTTAGCCCTTTGCACAGGGTTCAAGCCCTTTGCAACTAATCGCGACCCATCGCCGCACTTGAACACTTTGCCGTTAATCCTGCCCCATAGCCAATGTTCGAATGGCTTGAGGCGCGAAGCGAGTTCCAAATTGAACCTAGGCGACCTGGGATAGATCAACCTGGGTTTTGCCATCTTAGACGGCACTCGATTCTTCTCGGACTTGAGAAACGGCCGGAGATAGTAGTCGTGAAACCTACTAAGCCCGTCATCGGCCAATGAACGGGCGGCCTCCGTGTAGCGTCGCCGCAGAGCCCCAGAATAGCTCTCGGCGGTTGCGATGTGGGACCAAGCTCCCTGGTCATACCTTGCGCAAAAGCGCTGGAGGTGGCGCCAAACGCCAACGGTCCTCCCCGGTAAGACCCCAAAAACCTGGGGGGGCACAGGTCCCATGGCCCTTAGAACAAGGGCCGCGATTTCGTTGTGTGGACAGCACCGGTGACAAACTGGTATAAAA